CGTTCGGAGATTTGCGCGGTAGTCCATTCCATACAGCGATTGCCTCGGTTATCGTGTCGGAGATTGGGCCGGAGAGTCCGCACCAGTTGCATTGCACGACGCAGGCGTGATTCTCTGTGTAGGTCGTCGCCATCACAGCGCGGGTGTCGGTGTAGCGGTCTTTGTCCTCTGTCGTCTTGTGACAGTGTGGGCACGCCAGAATCTCCGAACCCGTCAGCGCAGCCAACGTGCCTTGCGCTGGGGCTTCGTTCACGGTTTCAGGTTGCTGAGAGTCGGTTTGCATCATCACGGTTTCAGGTTGTCGGCGGCACGTTGCTGGCTTCGTCGTTAGCTATGAAGCGCGTCCCGTCTTTTGGAGCGGTTGAGATGTCCGACCAGTCGCCCAACAAGCGAGTGGAGCTAACCTCCAACGGCGTTCTATTTGCATTGTCACTCACGATTCTTTTCCTTTCGCGGTGCGGCTGGGCTTGTTGAAAGCATTTATTTTTTCCATAACAACCGAAATATAATTACACAATGGTTTTGGTCTGTCAAATACTTTTTGCACTTTTTTTGTTTCTGTGGTATTTTTAATGTCAATGAAAAATAAATCCTTCGCAATCTTAATGGCACTAACAATTGGTTGCATCACTACAACAACTACATGGTCGCAACCGACAGCCAATCCAACGAACTACATTTCACCGTCAATCCTTGGCGGCGTCCAGCAAATCACGGACGCGCTGAAAGTGAACAACACGAATTGGATCATTGAAGTCCACGCATTGCGCGCCCCTGCCTTGCCGCAGAAATACGGTGGCGGAATTGGTTTGTTCTACCCTTTCAACGAGATGATTTACGCTGGCGTGCGCGTGGACTGGGTGAACGGCGGTTTCTGGATGCCTTCCGGCAGCGTCGGCGTTCAATTACCGATCAAACTCACGTCTTGGTTTAAGCTTACTCCGTTCACCTACGGCGGGCTTGCGGTGCCGTTGAGCGGCGCAAAGATTCTCGACCTGACCGTGCCGGGCCACATTCGCGACAACAACGGACAGGCGACAGCAATTCTTGGCTACGGACTTGCGCTTCAAATTTACGAACCAGCTTCCCACAAGTGGAATCTTTCAGTTGCCGTTGACAACGAGACATGGAGCGGCTTCGCTGGCGAGCAACACCGTTACGCCCTGTTGTTTCATAAAAAATTCTAATTTGTGGAATACTCAAAAGAATCGGCACTCGGCTTCGCAAAGTTGAGCAAGCTTGCCTACGAGAAAATGACCATTTCCGGTTATGAAACCGGCACGCAGGTTCTTGTTGACGACACAGGTGGCGTGCGAACATTTGCGTTTCGAGGCACTGAAATTGACAGCATGAAAGACTGGCTGAGTGACGTTGATGCTGATTTGGTTCCGTTCGACGAGCAGAACGAGGTTCTTGTCCACGACGGATTCTTGAAGGCGTGCGACGACGTTTATGACAGGATTCACAACCTTTGCATTTCGGTTTCAGCCGACACGAAGATTGTGTTCACAGGACACTCGTTGGGCGGGGCAATCGCTCACCTTGTTGCATTGCGTGCGGCTAGGAAGGGGATTTCAATTTCATGCGTTTGCACATTCGGTTCTCCGAGGGTTGGTAATTCTTATTGGAAAGAGGTCTATAACATGTGGCTTGGTAATCGCACATGGCGCGTGGCCAATGCTGGTGACGCCGTTCCGAAGTTGCCTTGGCTCTGGGGCATTTACAGGCATGTTGACACCGAAATTTCGTTCGGAAAATGGAATCTGTTCAAAAGCCTTCACGAACACCGCATAGACGAATACATCGCGGCCTTATCCTGACTGGTTAAAAACTGGATTGAACCAGTGAATCTTGGTTTTCACTTGATCCCCTTATTTTGTTCATCATGGACATTGCAAGTTCGTCCACACATTCGCTTGCAAGCCAATACGATAGCGCGTCAAATATGTGCTTGAACCTCGACCCACGCGCAATTCCAGCAGCCTGAGTAGTGCCTTTTTTCATGGATTTGAACATTTCTATGACATTGGGGCAGTATTCTTCATCCACAAAAAGACGCTCCTCAAACAGTAATTTGCGAACCAGATCAATTCTCTGTTGGACTGACCCCTTTCCGCGAGCAGCCGCTATCAGGCTAAGTCGGTTGTTGGATGCAATCATTATTTCCGCCGCCCAGATGCGGTCAAGGAACGGGATTTTCATGTCGAAAACGCTCCTGTCAGACCAGTGTGTCCACGCGGTTTTGCCGGGCTTTCCAATCATTCCCTCCCAGTAGTCCATCTTTTTAACGAATTGCTCTACAAAATCATAAAGCTCAAAATCTTCACCGATAACAACTTGCTCTTGAAGACACTTGAACACGGGCTTTCCTTGGTATTTCGGGTACTTCACAATGTCTGGGATGAATTTTTCCCCAATGATTGCTCCATAATTCGTGCCGCCGGGGTCATGTCCGGTTGCCAACTCAAAGCAGCCTTCTTCGGGCATTAAGTCGCGTACCACATGGAACTTTGGCCGAAACACCCGGTTGAAAATTGCATCGCCGGAAGCTGTAACCCACTTGCCGTAAAAGTAGCGTTGAAACAAATCCTCATCATGCGCGAAGTCAGCCATCAGAGAGGCTTTCTTTGATGGAGAGCAGGCCAGATTGTCGTCAATCGTGAACTCAATCAGATTCAGAGAATCACGCATCGGCAGCAGTGATTCGACTGGTACATCCCCGAAGTCAGGGAAAATCTCTTTGAAATGTTCCGGCTCCGCGACACGAAATTCATACCAGAGCTTGTAAATCCACGACTGAGAACCTTCTTCCGCAGGATTTGTGTCAGCCAAAAGAAGATGATCCTCCTCCTTCAAGTGCAACATGCGTAACGCCTGTTTTAGCGTGTCGAATGTCTTGCGCCGGGTGAACTTGCTCAATTCATTGATGAAAATGGCAGAATAACGCTTTCCTTTGTAGCGGTCTTCCACTTCCAATTCGTTCTTGAGCGAGTCGAGTTGAAACTTGGTGACGTTGCCGTGCCGATTGATAATCTGACAGGCTGGTTTCTTGGTGACGTTTTGAATGTAAGGCTTTTTGTGCCATTCCATGCCGAAATTTCCGGCGATCCAATCTGGAATAACAACCTCTGTCAAATCCGTCCAGATGCCAGAATCCACGCCGACGCTTTGAGTCATGGCAATCAGCGCAATATTTCCACGATCCGTATTCCAACCGTGTTGAACCAACGCGTTAAGCGCGCCGACTGTCTTTGATGCCCAGCGCGGCCCGGACGCCAGCACCAAGTTTTTCTGGCCCGGTAAGCAAGCGCGCATCAAATCCATTTGCCTCGGAAAGAGGGCTGCTGACCAACGCCCGTTTTTATCCAATGGCATAAATTGTTGTTGCGTGTGGAAGTTGCTGCATTTACTGTGCGACAAACGTAACGCACCCCAGCAGGCGTTTTCAAGAACCGAATCTTTTTATGAATGGCATGACCGACCCCAAGGCAGCAGGACAAGATACCATGCAATCCGAACCCGGCGGACAAGACAACCGATTGATTCTCGATCCATCCATGAAGGAATGGTCGGACACAATCGGATCATGGAAGGATGGCGAGACTTACGACATGACCATCACCGGCCCTGAAGGAACAATGACCGCAAAAGCGCGGCAAATTTCTCCCGGCAACTTTGAAATCACCCCCGGAGAACCCGAAGGCGCACAAGAATCAGGAGACGCGCCAGCCGAAGAATCTGCCGAAGGCGGAACGCCATCCGCCGGAGGATCGCAATATCCAAACCCCGCCGTGGCTGGCATGATGGAGAAGCCGTGAAAACGAAAAATCCAACATCAATGAAACTTGGCCCGTTCAATTTTGTAATGGGCGGACAGAAACGCGTTACGGTTGTTGGAGCAGGAACAACTTCCGTAAATGGGACAATGACTTACGGTGGGGATTACAATTCAAAACCAGCTTTTTTTAACAACTCAGCCGGAGTTATTTCTGGAGTTTTGTCGGGCACTGGAATTGCCGTGTATTGGGATACTTTTTTTGCCAGTTGGAGCATTGCAATCGTAACAAATGGGACAGTTCAGGTTCAATACAGTTCTAATTCTGCCGTAGCTTCACCAGACCTTGCAACCGGATGGATTACCGCATCGGGATCAAACCCAGTTCCAACAGTAATTTCAGGTTAAACCTATCCCATGAGCAAAGTTGACATCCGCGTGTTGAAACGCCACGGCATCACCGCCGGAAACTACAAGCGCATTTTCAGCGCAAAATCCGCCGAGCGTCCAACGCGAGTCAACAAGCTCATCCAGATAATCGCCGACCGCACCAAGGACGGCAGGGAAATGAATCTGCGCGATTACCGCACGTATTGGGCAATTGACGAGGCTTTCAACGCCCCTTTTCAACAGGTCACTCCGACCTTGATGAAAAGTTTTCTCGACCGAAAGTGGAAAAATGCGGATGAAGCTTTCAAAGCGATGGAAGCGTGGGGACTTAACGAGCGCGACCTTTTCCAAGACGTAAAGCTAGAAGATGGAACAGCAGCAAAGATGCTGAATCCACCATTTCTTTACCAAATCGTTGTGCCCATTGTTAAGGCATATTTCACGATCAGACTCGCCAAGATTTTCAATGAACGTGATACCAACCCGCTCCTTCCTTACACTCCCCTAAAGCTAACAGAGCGAAATCTTGTTTTGTGCGAAGTGATGACCGACGTGGTTAATACAATCGCCACGCGGTACGGCTATTCTTCCGTGATGCGGGAGTCCATCCAGCAGATGCTCAAGTACGGCATCTCGCTATCTTTTCCGAGGGAAGCTTGGCACACAGAAGAACAGGAGTCGTTTGATGATTTCAACGATGAAACAGGCAAAGGTAAAAATGTTATCACAAAGGAAGGCATCCGTTACTACTTCCCGCATCCCACACGGATGTTTTACGATTTGCTGCATCCGCTGACGACGTTTAACACTGACACTGGCTGTGAATACGCCGGTTACTGGCATGTCATGCGTTACGGCGACGTGTTGGACAACGGCGATTATTGGAATCGTGAATCTGTCTGGTACGGCACAAACTGGTTTGACTCACCGCTGGCATCAAATTATTTCACAGAAGTATATCCGTGCCAGTTGAAGTTCCCGGACGCTCCGGCAGCATCCAAGGACAGCCGCGAAGACCGCGCCGCCTACTACTCCACATCCACTCGCGACAAAGCTATTTTTGTCACTGAGTTTTTTATGAAGTTGGTGCCGAAAGACTGGGGACTCGGCGAGTATGAAGATTCAACGCTCAAGAAGCTGACCAAGACATACAACAATCCCGTCTGGCATCGCTTTGTCATCGCAGGGGACGACACCATCATTTACGCGGAACCACTGCCCTACACGCCAGTCTGGTTCATGGGCTACGATTACGACCCGCAATGTGCCCGAACATCATCTCTGGCGCTTGAAGCAATTCCGTGGCAGGACGAGGTTGGAAATATCCTCTCGCAAATCATCCTTACGTCAAAGCAGAACCTTGCCAACGTGATGTTCTACGACAAGGTTGTTATCAATTCATCCGACATCCGAAACCTTCAAAATTCCGGCAGCAAGCAGTTTGTATCCATGAATTTCATCGGCATTGATTCGATGAAGCTCTCGCGGCAGGGCGTTGATGCAAAGCAGGCGATCTATCCAGTGCAGCTTAACAAACAAAACATTCAGGAGCTTTTTCAGATGCTTTCCAGCACGCTTAACATGCTTGAGCGCGTGCTGCAAATCACCGCTCAGGAAACCGGAGCGTCCGCATCCCACCAACAGAGCAAAGCTGAAATTATCGAAACTGGCGGCGCAAGCACGAACCGGCTCGCGTTCACTTCATCCTTTGTTGACGAGGGAATTGATGCTTGGCAGCGGCAGTTGCACGATGCTTTTCAATCCTACGGACAAGACGACATCGAAGCCGAGGTAAATCCAGAAACCGAAAAACTGGATGACGTTTTGAAGGAACTCGGATTCACGGTCAAATCCAGAAGCGACAATTCAGTTTTTGTATCAGGTCAGAAAAAATCGCTTCACACATTGCGCTTGGAAGCCTTTGCGCGCCGAAACAGCGGGCCTCAGAACGGTGAAGACTCTGAAATGGCCAAGGTGATGTTCTCGCTGATCCAGACCGTTGCTGGACAGCCGGAATTGCTCAAAAAAGTTGGCGCGAAGAATCTCATGGTGTTGCTTGAGGAAGCAACCAGACTCGGTGGCGGACGCAAGGACTTCCACATTCCGATGTTGAAGGATTCCGAGAAGGACGACGAAGTTCCAGCGAACATCTTGGAGGCGATCAAAGCCGCTCAGGAAGCTACACTCAAGACCATTGAAGAAAAAGCCCTGCAACCCATCGCCAAGGAAATTGGACAGGAGCAGCAGAAGCTTTCTCAGCTTGAACAAATGGTTCAGCAACTTGAAGGCATCTACAAGGTGGCTCAAGCAAACCAGCAGAAGGCAGCGATCAAGATTGCCGAGGCAAAACAAAAAATGCAGATTCGAGCCGCCGAAACTCAGGCAGCCGAACACCGCAAGGATGCCGTTACCGCTGCCGCCATCCAACGCGATGCGAGGAAATCTCAGGCTGAAATTGCGATCCAAGCCCACAAATCCGGCGCGGAAACTGCAATTGCAACGGCTGAGACTCATGCCAAAACTGCCGTCCATGCCCATTCAAAAGGGGTTGAAACAGCCGCCAAAATCCAGCAGTTGAAGAAAACTGCGGTAGCCAAATCTGGCGACAATAAATCCTGATTATTCTTGTCCCGCGTCCGGTTCAATCTGTAAATCACGGACATCGTGATTCACATTCGACAAGAACCGCTTCCAGAATTAAAGCAAATCGCTTTGAAAACCTACCTGTCTGGCGAGGGCGCAAGCCTGCTTGAACAGGTCATTTCCAGCAAGGCCACAACCTGCATGGTGGAAGCGATGACCCCGGCAATGGAATCTGGAGACTTCGAGTTGAAATCCAAGGAGTGCGCCGCCAAACTTCACGAAGCCCACCGCTATCAGGTTTGCCTCAACATTCTCGCCGAACTGAAATCACAACCAACTCCGTTCACCATCGCTAAACCATCATAACCCTATGCCACCCGTAAAAGACCCAGCTACCGGAAAATTCGTATCCGCCGATCCCAACCTCGAAGCCGAACTTGGGAAAGAACAGGAAGCCACACCAGCAAAGGCCACCGTCAAAGAACCCAAGCTGGACACTGAAGCAATCACAGATTTTGCGTCGGACT